GAGTGTTGATTAAGTTTTTCCTGGATACCGAAAAAAGCCCAGGTTCCGATTGAAACAAGGGTGATCAAACTGGCCACCGTTTTCATCGGCATTTGAACTCTGGCTTCGTCCGAAATTTTGAGTGTCATTAGTTACAATTGTTTTTGTCTAAATCAATTGGCTTATCACCACTATAAAACCATACATAAGATGAGAGTTTTGTTCCATCTTGTGTATAGGTACATTTTTTGCCTACCGAGCAGGCACTTAATGCAAATAATAATACAAGAACTAAATATAATTTATTCATGTTTCTCCTTCGGTTCATCCATATATACCATAGAATGGACTTTATTCACAAAGCTTTGTTCATACGTTCATGCTTCTGCTTGTTCTTGTTCTTCTTTTACGCGACAACATGTACCTGATTTTTCTTTTTCTTTGGTATGCATATTGCAAGTTTGTTTTTCTTCTACTGACATACTTCACACTCTTCTAGCTCATGTTCACATACAGTGCAACTACAGACGCCATACATGTCGCCGTGTTCTTTTAAAGAACAATGGCAATTACAGTTACAATTTTTACACTTTGTCATTTTTTACTTCTTCCATATCATAGAAGAATTTATCCGAATCTTCCGTTCTCCATTTGCGATCGTCTTCCACATTCCACTCAGTAGTCTGCGTCTTCCAGTCCCGTGGAATTTCGTTCCGTACGGTAAAGGAAGGAATACTCCATATTATTCTATTGTTTGGCTGAGCCGCATAGTTACCATTTTCCAGAGCTATGATGTGTGCGCACTTATGTTCTTGCGGGATCTCCGAATGATCCGTGTCAACTATATTACTCTCTGGATGACCCCAGTCAACCGTAAAAAGATACGCGCCTGGATACCATTTTTTATCTTTTCCTATGAATTTACAGGACTGACCGTCCAAGACATCAAAAGAAGTAACGCTAGGATAGTAACTAAAGCAATTCCATAGCTCCAGCTCGTCAAGTCGCATCCTAGGAACCTCTTTGACATCAAAGCCTTTTTGTATGAATGCAGAGATTGGCAAACGGTAGAATACAGCACCGTTTTCCATAATTGCATGAAAGAGTATAGGGCGCCCTGTAATCGATGCCAGGCCAAATATAATGCAGTCCTCCACTTCTCCATGATGATCTTTAAGATCGTAGAGATATTCTCTCCGGATCTGTGAATACATCACAGGAATGTTTACATTTAGATAAGCCATGCATAAATTATTTTATTAAAGCGATTATTGCGATAACGACTATAACTATAATAACAGATTTCTGCTTATTAGCTTTAGCCCATGTTAGTACTTTTTTTATATGATCCATAGTTTTCTCCTATTTTTCTTTTATTGTACCCCAATTGGGTCCGGATTCATAGTCTACTTTATTAGGAACTTCAAGAGAAACTGCTGATTCCATAACACTTTTTATTAGTTCCGCTTGCTGTTTATCCTTGACAGATATATCTAATTCATCATGTACTTGTATATGAGGAATAATTCCTTCTTTATGTAGTTCAAGCATTGCTTTTTTTGTCATGTCAGCTGCGCTTCCTTGAATTAATTTATTTAAAGCTTTGTAAGTGTAAGCACGTTTGATCCCTGGTCCGTGTTCCCTGAGTGCTGCGTCATGAGGTAATGCTTTATGAATCCCGAATTGATTCGGTTCCCATAAATGGAACCTACAAAGTCGACCCAGTAATGTACGAATTTTTCCAGAGTCTTGAGCACGTTGCATTACATTGTCCATTAGTTGTTTTACGAATGGAACTTTGTTGTGATACTGTCTAAATAGTTCTTGAGCTTTTTCTTTACTCACCCCTAGTTCAGCTTGTAATTTATTTTTTCCCATACCATAGAACAGACCAAGGTTTATAGTCTTGGCCTGATATCTAGGTATCTCTGCCATGTCTGCGACAATGTCATGAAAATCCGCATCGCCTTCACGATACGCTTCCAATACTTCGTCCACTCCATAGAGATTCTGTAAAGTTGCATAATGCACTACCAACCGAGGCTCTTGCTGAGAATAGTCAAAACAACCCCATGTATGGCCCTCCTCGGGTATAAATAATGACCTAATAGCTGGTCCAAGTTCCTTGTTGCGTGCTGGTATCTGCTGTAAATTTGGGTTTGAATAAGAAAATCTTCCAGTTACTGTTCCACCATTATCTCCTCTTAATTGATTAATTTCAGCATGGATTCTTCCCTTGTAGGAATGTTTTATTATGGTATCAATGAATGTGGTATGGGCCTTATTTATCTCACGAGCCCGGGCTATATGTTTCACTAGTGGGTGGGGGTGATTCTGTAAAAAGTTTTTAGTAAAGGAAGGAGCAGATGTTTTCTCAGTTCGGTCGTAGTCTAAGTTTAGCTTATCAAAAACTTGTGCAATCGATCTTGCTGCCCATATTTGGATATCTATTCGTGTCTCTTTTTTTATTTGTTGCAATGCTTCTTTTTCTTGGGCAAGTAATATGGTTTTCAATTTATGCGCTGCTTCCACATCGACCCGGACCCCTTTAAATTTCATATCCACTAGACACGGGAACAATTCTGTTTCCATATCCATAATTGAATTTATATCCTGAAGATTAATTTCTTTTTGAAGTTCTTGCCAAAGTTCTAAAGTAATGATGGCATCATTTTCTGCATATGCACCAACATAAATGGCAGGTAGTTTATACATTTCTGCCTTAGCATTAACTCCCCAACTCTTAGCAGCTTCATATAATTCTGTTTCATTCTTTCCTTTTCCCGTGTATCTTTTAGAGCAGTTGTTTAAGTCATAACGCATTTGATTTTCATCAACCAAAGCCGATGCGATCATGGTGTCGACTATTTTACCGTTAATACTTAAACCCAGGGCCTTAATCCAACAAACGTCGTACATGGCGTTGTGAAAAATTTTTGTAGCTGGTGTATTTAATACATCTTGAAACCATTTCAAAACTTTTTTGCGATCCATATTGCCACCGCCTTCATGAGCGATAGGATAGTACCCACTCCAATTTTTAACCGCGACCGCTATGCCTACAATTTCTCCTACTCCTACAATAGAACCCGAACCTCTATTAATATTTAAATTAGGATCTTTAGTTTCTAAATCTATTGAAATTTCATCATATTTTAATAGGTCTGGAAATTCTTCGGGGGGCAGCCATTCTGTTTGTGGTTTAAAAAGAGGTTGTTGTATCATTTATTTTTCTTCCACTTATTATAGCCCTTGATCCATTCTTTAGATCTACGTTCTTTTCCTTGCCTTATTGCTTCTTCATAACATTCTTTTAATTCTTTTTTTTCTTTTTCAGCTTCTTCTAAAAAATCTTTTTTATCTGGATAATCCCTATCGATTGCCATTTGACAATAATGAATTGCTTTTTCTAGATCTTTTTTCTGTCCTTTCTGCTTGTGTCTGCACAAATATTTTATAGCATTCCCTTCTGCGAAGGGCAAATTATTTTTATTTATAAACTCTGATGGTTGAATTGTCATGGATTGGTAGTGGTCACCACCAATCTGTTTTTTGTATACATTATTCATCAATGTCGTCCATCGGATAACTTTTATATTCGTTCTTAGGTTGGACAATGTGTAAATTTTCTTTGGTTCGTGTTGCGCCTACATAGAACAAACGATTCTCGTCATCTGGATTTTTTTCGTAGGATTTATGTGTATTATGACTTAAATCAGTTAATAAAGCCACATTTTGTCGTTCTCCCCCTTTAACACTATGAATAGTTGAAAGATGGATTCTAGGATCTTTATTTAAAGCTTCACCATTTCTTCTCATGGCTCTAATATATTCTTTACGTTCTGCACTACAGTCATCAAATGCATTAAACCATTCTGTATTTATTTTTAATCCAAAATCTTTGGTAAGTTTATCAATTCCATGAAAAGAATCTTTAGTCATACCTTTAAGTTTTATTTTTTCCCAATGGGTAGGTCCCATGTATTTAGATATTTTTTCTATTTCTTTATAGTGAAGTAATTGTCCTTTACGTAAATGTTCCCAATCAATAGCTGCTTCTTGAATATCTTTTTCATAGGATTTTTGAAATCTATTTTCATAATAAAAACCCTTGGTTCTTAATGTTTCTTCTAATGTTTCTAACATGTATCTTGTTCTAGCGAGAACCATCCATTCCCCTGATGACATATCTATATCTTCAAATGCATTATGTATTGTTAATGAGCCCTCCACTGTTCGTGGTAACCAGTTTTTAGGGATTCTATTTGAAACTCTTCCAATAATTTTCATGGCTACATCGTGTACTTTTTTAGGGATTCTTCTTGATTGAATAAGAGGTAAAAGTTTCCCTGTCTGCGTAATAAAAGAATCTACATCTGCTCCAGCCCATCTAAAAATA